GCCACAAGAGCCATCACCTTTGAATGAACAAAGGGGATGGGAACACCAGGGTACAACCCTCTCTTACAATTGGAGCGGATGATTAGTCCACTATACCGGTCATCATGTCATTGTCAGAACGACACACATGAACCGGCCCAGAATAGATGCTATCCCTCCAAACTCCACCGCCAAAACTCAGTACGGCGGGGAGACTCTCAACTCTGTTGTGGGGGTTCCAATATGTATAAGGAACCCAAGGGCAATCAGACAAAATGGACTCACTGAAAGGAGAAGAATGTGGTTTGAACCAAGGTCTATGAACAGGACGAACGATACTCGCAATATCGGTCGTCCCATTCAAATACTTAAAGTCCTCTACATCCTTCATCTTTTCTTGAAACACTTTTAGGTCCATATTCAGGTAGGACCACCAAAGTGCTTCAGATTCCATATGCCCATCAAGATCACGCCACAAACAGGGAAGTTGCCACGTAGTGAATAACTCTTTCTTCTTCAACATGTTGAAGAGAGTGACAGCAGCCATCTCACCCGTATTCCGGGGCCGGATGGTCTGGTCCAAACAAAGCGAGAAATTCTCGGTTGTAAGGACTCTGGTATAATAACCAAGCTGTGTTTCACTAATCAGGTCACTTCTAGTACCTTTCAAACCTACACCACCAAGACGTGAATCAGCAAACCAAGAGGTTCCATGCGGGACTCTGGCTAGGACTTTTCGAACTCTCACATCACCCAAAAATTGAGTTATCAGAGAATTAGAGAAATCCCGGTCAAAGCCCTCGCAGAGCTTCTTGGATATTGATCCCACGTTGTTCAGTCCGAACTCCTCCATGCGCGGGGAGAGAAGTCCCAAATTGATATAAGGGATACGGATGAACTGTGATTGTAGTGACCCCCAAATAGAATCATGGGGATGGTACAGAGTTGAGTTAATAACGACGAAGTCCTTGGAAAGATAATTCTTTCCAACAGATGGCACAAGGCCTCCGTCGTCAACCACTTGCTTCCAAAAATCATAACCTGAGTCTGGTATCCGAGAGGCGACGTCATCCCCATTAACAAGAAGGGGGCACTCGTCGAGACGGAACTCACGATCATAAAGGATCTCCAGAACATACCGATTAAGTGCCGCATTGATGATACACAGGACCGGAAAACTTAAGGGCGAACCCATAAGTTGTCCCCATTCCTGTTTATCACCAGCAGCGGACTTAGCGTATGATGATTTAATAGTAGAACCCACAAGACCATCGAAAAATATCTGCGATAAAACATCATCCAAATCCCAGGTCCTGCATATGGTATGAACCACTGCGGTACTCAGGTTTGGATGGATCAGATCGGTCGCGGCTTTGTAGTCTCCAGAAAGATAGGATTCACCATCCCGGAGACAGCCCAAGCGTTCAAGATCGCATTCCTCCAGAGGTCTGCCTATAGGTGCAAAGACAGGGTGTTCCCGAAGAATCTTGTGAAGATTCTTCTGCAGAACAGACCCTATCCAGTACCGACGGGCAGGACCACGAGTAATGATGCGTGTCTTGAGAGGCTCGGGTAGAGCCATAGGTTTTACTTCGTTCATCTCACTCAGCGAATCTAACAAGATTCGATGAAATGGATTAGCAAGTGGATGAACACGACAGTGAATAGACTCGTTTTCAGAATTATCACGAGTATTCACTGAGTTATCTTTAAATTCCTCCACGGGAGAAAGGACCACCTCATCCAAAGTGTCCTTGGTGGGCTGATGAAAATAAATCTTCTTCAGCATACCAAAGGCACCCAGGTGCTTTCGATCTGAAAGCACGTGAGAACTCATACTAGGAATCTTCCAACTTTGCAAATTCGGAACGGTTCCACGGTAGAGCTCACGGGTGGTACGAGACACTTGATGCACAAGGCGCATCAGTCTCTGATAATAAGATAACTTGCCATACTGAAATGGCGTAAGGTGTTCATGGGTAAATGAATTGAAACTGGTGGGCGAAGACAAACAAGCCTTCACAGCCTCTTCACCAAATTTGAACTTCTGGGGAGTAGTGAGAATTTCTACAGTATTTCTCTCAGCCTCAGCCAGATCAGTATCGGGAACCTCAGGTAATCCCTTCTTCGACATCAAGATATCATAATGGTCTTGTCTTGTCCCATGGTGGGACAGATGGACCAGATAACAATATCCGGTGCCGCGAAGGAAATAACCTGGGGACTCACCTTCACACGGAGCTTTTGGAAGCTCTTGATTCTGATTACGTGCAAAGAATGCAGCCAGATGGAACTTCATCCATTTGGTCGATAGTCCAAAAAAGTGTAAGAGGGCGTACTGGGATGTAAATCTATCCCAAGTACTAACCCATTCATTTACCCTATTAGCGTGGAATCCGGGTCGCCTTATCATTTGTAAGCGAAAGAGTCTCTTAAAGACTTCAGTCGCCCTAAGGCCAGCCGAAATTGCTTGATTCCACATATCACCCAGTCTCTTGAACTTAGTCGAACGAAAAAGACTAAAATCAAGATCGAAATAAACTGGGGATGCTGACTCTACCCAATCGGATAGGTTGGAGGGAAGGAGACGCAACAATTGTCTCCAATTCTTATCTGCA